TAATGATTCTGGTGATATGGAGGATTATGGTGGTTATGGTGATATGGTCAATGACGATTTTGACAGTATCTCACAGGAATTACCGGAAGATTTAGTTTCTACCCAGGAATCATTTGACCAGATGATGGATCAATTGGTGCCTGATTCTGCTAGAACGGATGAGATTCGTTATTTTTCTACCCCTACCCCTAACCTCAAGAATATCATTGTTAGCTATAAAGATGTTATTAGTGAGATTGGTGCTATTGCGGATCGTAACACTCGTATAATGACGAAGGATAAAGACCTTCCTATAGGTTTGCGGGATAGTCGTTATCAGTATATGGTGAAAGATACAGAAGCTGAGTTTGTAAAGTTTAAGCGTCAGTCTATGAAAATCGTTGGTTATATGGCTAAGGAGTTTGAACGAAAGAAAGCAGCACAAGAATATCGTAAAGAGTCAGTGGCTAAGACTGGTGTCCTTGATATGGGCAAGATTCATTCATACAAGTATAATGATGATCTGTTCCTTAGGAATACGATTCGCCCGGATGGTAAGAATCACGGGGTGGTTATGCTGCTTGATTGGTCTGCCTCTATGTCCAGTCACTTGTTTGATACCATGAAGCAGGTATTGAATCTGGTATGGTTCTGTCAGAAGGTCAATATACCTTACGAGGTTTATGCCTTTACTAACAGCTATAATCGTCCGTGGGATAAAGAGACTACCTCTGGAATTTCCGATATGGGTGATTTCATTTTGAATCGCCATATGAAACAGAAAGCACTGGGTCCGGTATGGTTATATAAAGACGGTAATGCTACATTCGGGAATGATAATGATTGTAGTGATTTCAACCTACTGAATATGTTTTCCAGTAGAATGAATGCTAAAGAATCAGTACAAGCTCAGAAGTTATTGTTCCGACGCTGCTTGAATGATCGCTATGAACGATGGGGCGCTTATGATTTATCCTCTACACCTTTATTGGATGGTCTAACCGCAATGAATGGTGTTATCCCTAACTTTCAAGAACGATATAATTTAGATATTACTAATCTTATCGTTCTGACAGATGGTGAAGGTAATAGTAGATACAATTCGATTCACGGAGTGGAGGGGTATGGTTCTAGTCTCAAAATGGGACGTTACCATGATTGTCGTATGGAAGATCCTATCACTAAGAAGGTATACAAGCTTAATGATATGTTTTCTAAAAATCTACGCATTTTTGGTTATGGTGCTGAGGTAAGAGCAGAAGAGCGTGCAGTGATGCATCAATTAAGAGACCGTTATGGTATCAATATCATAGGGATCTTTTTAAATGGTGAGTCTAATCGAATTAGTCAGCGAACCTTTGAAGATTTCTTAGGGTGGAGAAACAATAACCCCCAGGCTCATAAAGACGCCCGTACTGCGCTTCGTAAGGATGGTGTTGTCGCTATGCCGAGTGTTGGTTATGACGAATTCTATATTATGCCGGTAGGTAAGTTACGAGAAGAAGCTTCCGAATTACAAATTGATGAGGATATGACTGTAGGTAAAATGAAAAATGCCTTCAAAAAGAATCAGTCAAAAAAGTTCGGTAACAAAGTCCTGGTAAACCGCATGATGGATATAATCGCATAAATGGGAGAATCTAAGAGTGTCGTGGATACGACATTAGTTGTCTATCCACGACATCCGATTTCCTCTGTAAGTCATTGATCTATAAGGCTATTTTTTGAGAATTTTGATAAAAAAACTTGGATATGCCCGAAAAAAAGATCAATGAAATCAACGACTTATGAAGAAATTTGACATCTTCCTCAAATGTCTGTATAATAGCAGTATGGAAATTGAGATTAACCCACTATTAGGAAATACTTATATTGATTAGCTACAAATACGGATCTGAGCGTCAAGACCTTAGTCCACAAATCGAACCGAAATGCCCTATGGCAGATGTCCCTTCACACGACAGCAGAGTGTTGGGTGGAGTAACACCTCCGAGAAAATCATATAGCTCTAGTCACACGATTGCCCCTGCATATAATAAGGGTGCTTATCAAGTGATTAGTCCGAAAAACGTAAAAGACATTGGGAGATAATATGTCACAAATTAAAATGAACGAGACTCGCAAGGAATTTGTTACTTGTGCCCTCGATGTACTTGGCGCCGACCTTACGGTTATCAATCGTGATGGTATCTATCAGGTTTTAGATGCTTATGATGGTTTGAAATTTCCGTCATGGCAGGTATCTAAAGAATTGCGAACCAATGCTCGTGGCGAATATTACGTCCCGTCCATGGATGGTGAGTTTGCAAAGGATGCCGCATCTAATATATCCCAGCTGTCCGTTAAGGTAAAGGAGGTAGAAGTTCCTGCTATTGCAATGGCGCCGTCTGCTATTGGTGTTATGGATCAGCAAGATTCTTATGTCCCTGGTAAGTTCCCCGGCTATGTTGCTTTTGGAAATTTCAATACCGTTAAGGATGTTATTAAGTCTGGGATCTTTTATCCTATGTTTATCACGGGTCTTTCTGGTAATGGTAAGACTTTAATGGTAAAGGAAGTGTGCGCCAAACTGAAGCGAGAATATATCCGTGCGAATATTACTGTAGAAACAGATGAGGATGATTTGATTGGTGGTTTTCGTCTGCTTAATGGTGAGACAGTATGGCATGATGGCCCGGTGGTGACTGCTATGAAACGTGGTGCAGTTCTTCTCCTTGATGAGATCGACCTTGCATCTAACAAGATCATGGCATTGCAGCCTGTCCTTGAGGGATCAAGTATCTATCTCAAAAAGATTGGTAAGTGGATTCATCCTGTTGAAGGCTTTACTGTTATTGCTACTGCGAACACCAAAGGACAAGGCTCCGATGATGGTCGCTTTATTGGTACTAATGTTTTGAACGAGGCGTTCCTTGAAAGGTTCCCTGTCACTATCGAACAATCTTATCCGACCAATTCGATGGAACAGAAAATTGTTAATAACGAGATGTCCAAACATGGTATCGAGGATAAAGTTTTCGCTGAGAATCTGGTTAAGTGGGCTGACGTTATTCGCAAAACCTTTTATGAAGGTGGTTGTGATGAGGTTATTTCAACCCGTCGCCTCGTTCATATTGTGGGTGCCTTCTCAATCTTTAAAGATAAGATGACGGCAATTCAGCTGACGGTAAATCGGTTTGATGCTGAAACTAAAGAATCGTTCCTCGACCTTTACACCAAAATTGATGCTGGTGTTGATGTTAATTCCTTAGGGTATAATCAGAATGAATCTGAGGACGATGATGAGGAAGAAGTAGACTTTTAATTACTGTGGGGGTTTGTCCCTGAGGCAACTTGGGGACTCCACCTGATGCTTGGAGAGGCACCTACGAAGGGCTCTGTTTATTTTCTTAAACACATCTATCCGACCCCCCTTTTTATTTTTTATTATTATCATGTATATTGAATTACGAGAAAAGAGCGGGAAACATTATGTGATGATTAGACATGATGATTCCTCAGATAAACCACATGCTCAATTCGTGAGTACTAATCCAGTTGAGGCATATAATGTTGCGAAACAATATGCCATACAAAACAAGTGCTTAATAAGAGCTACTAAAGGTGGTACTGAAATTCCAGAGTCACCGCCACAACCAGCAGGAGAAGGATAATGTTTGAACGATAATATATAGGTTGTATTATAATAGGAGATAAAGTCCTACACTTGATAGTAGGCAGAGTATTATAGAAAGAAACAAAAATTAAATTACATGTTAAATTGACCACGATAGCACAACCTCTGTAATTTAGTTCCTCCTTTGTCCTTTGACGGCCTTTGATAGAATGATTCTAGACCATCTTCTAAAACCGAAGGTACTCTCGTCCCTTAAATGGGGAGTTAAACTGAGGCGATTAGGGGGTTTTCTTTTTGACCTAGAGATCCTCATTGTTATAAATAATAAAACTATGAATTGAGGAACTCAGATATGACCCAGTTAATAAACCCAGAGCAGTACACCCAGGCAACGACCCAATTGAGGTCGTTTTTTTCGGCCAAGGGATTTCAAGAAGTACATACCCAAAACCGATTATCTATATTAGCAGCTTGTGAAGATCCAACAACAGTCGCAACATACAATTATAATGGAGAAGTATGGCCACTGCCTCAGACCGGCCAAATGTGGCTTGAATACGAATTACTTAATCGCCCAGAAGTTCCTGGGTTTTTTTGTGTCTCCACATCCTATAGGGAAGAGAAAAATATAACAGAAGGTAGACATGACATTATCTTTCCGATGTTTGAGTTTGAGATGCCAGGAGATATTCACGATTTAGAAAAAATGGAAAAAGAACTTTGTGAACACATGGGGTTTGGTAGTAGACACGCTGTTGTAGATAAGAACTATTTGGAGTGGTGTGAATATTTTGATTTATATAATGGTGAAGAATTAACACACCAACATGAAGCCGAAATGGCGAACAAATGGCAAGGAAGAGTTTGTATGATTAAAAACTTTCCTAACTACACTTCACCCTTTTGGAATATGAAACAGAATGGTGATGGTACTGCTGCAAAGATTGATGTTATAATTGCTGGGCAAGAAACAATCGGATCAGCTGAACGATCTAGTGACCCAGATGAAATGATTAAAATGTTCCATGAAATTTCAGACGGTATGTACGCTGATTTACTCTACAAGTTGTTTGGTAAGGAAAGAGTAGACAAAGAACTAGATGAATTTCTATCTTTGAACTTTATTCCTAGAGTTGGTGGTGGTATCGGTATAACTAGACTATTACACGCCCTGAACGAATATCAAGTAAGACAGATTGTTGCAAATATGTAATAGATAACATTCCGGGGTATGCGAATTTGGTATAGCAGCCCTACTGTCGATAGGGTGCAGACTAAGGCGTGAGCTGTCTGATGTGCGTTCGACCCGCACCCCCGGAGCCATCTATTTAGTTCTTCTTCTTTTCTATATAAATATTAGAGAACGAGGATAATAACTATATGGCATTTTTAGGACAAGATGGATTTTACTGGGGAATGGGTGTTGTAGAGGACCGGTTTGATCCAGAAATGTTGAATCGTGTACGAGTCAGATGGCTTGGCATACACGATGATGCAAAAGAAAAGATACTGACTAAAGACCTACCGTGGTCTACAGTAATGCAGCCTGCAACTGCTACATCTATGGCGGGTGTTGGTGAACAGTCTGGTGTAGTTGAAGGTACTTGGGTTGTGGGGTTTACTAAAGATACCGCAACAATGCAAGATTGGGTAGTGATGGGAACTCTACCTGGACTCAATACTACTACTGCCTATCGTGGTGGTAATACATCAGGTGATAGTTGGGCGAATTCTTCTTTTGGTGCCATACCTCATGCTCGTGCTTGGAATAAAGCGAGAGGTGATTTAAAAGAATTTACCGAAAGTATCTCTACAGAAATTCCTTCCTCCTCAAAAAAGTATATAGATTACGAAAAGGGTTTTTATGATCCTACAATGGATCAGAGAGATATTCCTCATCCACCCAGTGATGCATCTTATGGTAATCCTGGTGCTGGTGGTGGTCATGTTTTTACTCCGACCCACAATGCTCCAGGCTTCATAACACTAAATGATCCTGATAAGAAAATCAATAGAGTACCTAACTGGGCGATACAACCTCAAGGCGATCATCCTTCTATACTCGATTTAGATAAAGATAATAAAGCACTTTGGGAGTATGAAAATAGACCTCCTATTGCATTTGCTCGTGCTACACATTCTGATGTATTGCATTATCTTTTTAAGACTACTCGCCGCATAACTGTAGATAGACGCTTTAGTAGTGCTTGGACTAACTTTGGTACATTTCGTTGGCCTGATTCTAATACCTATATGCGTGATAACTTTGATTATTTTCCAGAGGATGTTGAAATTGAACGAAAGTATACAGGTACATTTGGAGATCATGAGAAGGGTAGGGAAGGTGTTATATTTTCGACAGGTTATTTAGAGCCATTATATTGGGCTGAAGATCGAGAGTATGCTTCTAAAGGTGGCACATTCGGACCTGCATCTCCAATAACAAGAGACAAGCCCGCAGTATCTACAGACCCAGCAAGTTTAACTGGAATTGGTGAATTAGACACTAGAGCTGGTTGGGGTCAATCGTCTGGAGAAGAAACTGGTTATTGGGCGATCAGTGGAGAAGATTATAGGGTCCCACATCCTAGAGTAAGATGGGTTCGCAAGAAACATTTAAGTCCAACTGAAAGACAGACTTGTTGGGAACTATTTAAGGCTGGTCATTACGGAACAGGAGAATATAATGTTAGTGAACCCGATAAAGGGCGTCAAGACATTATGTGGAAAGATGTAAAAGAAGATGACCTTATTGTTGTACCTACTCCAGATACAAATGCACTTGCAATGGGTGGAATTCCAATTGAGACAACAGATGGTGTTTCAGTAACAACAAAATCTAGTTTATGGGCAGATGATACAACCTATTTTAATGATCCTGGATTAAGTAAAGGAAAACCGGCAAAACCATTATTGCAGGCCGGGGATATTGTGCAAGTTGCCGGTGTTCGGGGAATGCAAGAAATCAATGGTCGTATTTACCGATTAACAAGTTGTTCTGATAATGGTACAAGTTTTACAATGACACTTGGAACAGTTAATGGTCAAGTTTGGGCAGGGCCCGGACCTATGGATTGGACTCCAGCTGGAAATGGGTTGGGTTCACCTAAGCCAGAAAGTGTAGATGTCGATAATGCCAATTTTTCAGAATATTTGGGTGGTGGTGTTGTCATACCACATAACCCACATTGGATGCTTTGTTGGAAAGCCGATATGCGGGAAAGACAAATTAATATCGGTTCGCCAAATCCCGAAACTGGTATTAATGAAGGATTTTGGAATCAACCCACCGGAGACTTTAATGCAACATACCCATTTAACCATGTATACGAATCCGAGTCGGGTCATGTCATGGAATACGATGATACACCGGGCGCAGAACGAATACACCAATTTCATAGATCAGGAACACACTATGAGATCGACCATAACGGGTCAAGAACAAATTATGTAAAGGGTGATAACTACGATATTCGATTACATGATGATTATATGTATGTTAAGGGTAAAGTGGTTCATACATTCGATGATGAGGTAATGATTCGTTATAATGACCGTGCAGATATCTCAGCGGCATGGAAATTGCAGTTATGGTCAGGTGGTGATTTAGATATTCATTCAAAACGCAATATCAACATGAAGGCTGATGGTGATATTAATATGCAGGCAGATGGCCATATTAATATCGGTGGAACAACTCTGACACACGATGTAGCCGATACGACTATGGCAGGTTCAAGGGTTGCAAAAGAACTTTCTAAGGTTAAGATTAAAACAGGGCACTTATTTGTAGAAGCGATTGGTGATGTGGATTTACCAAGGGAAGAGGGTATTAGACTACAATCTAATCAAGGATCTATTGGAATCAAAACTCTGTTGGGAGGAGATCATGGAAATATTCATATTGCGTCTGCTCAAGATTTAGAACTCTTTTCATGGAGGCATCAATATCGTACAGCAGGGAAAGAATCGCAGCCATCAAATATTTACGATTATGCAATTGATAATATTTACCATGAAGCAGAAAAGGGAGATTATAACATTACGGTAGTTGATGGGTATCTTCATGGATCAGTAAAAAAGGAAATAGACCTAAAAAGTTGTACAGAGGATATTAGATTGCAATCAGTTGCTAAGGATATTAACTTAAAGGCAAAACTTAATATTTTAGGTCAGGCAGAAGATGATGATGTTGAAATGACTGCTGGTAAGAATATAAATCTAAAGGCTGGTGTAGATTACTCATTAGACGTTGTTAGTGATATAGAAATTAAATCCACTTTGGGTCATATTAATATAGAGGCTATTAAAGATGCAGATGGTTGGGTAAGTATTAAAGCTGCTGAGGATATGTATATTCAAGGAGCAGATGAGGTAAATATTAAAGCTGGTACAAATATGTACCATTATGCAGTAAGTGGAATAATGAACATAAAGGCCAGTGGTAATATTTTAGAAACAGGTGCGGCTATTCATTTGAATGGCCCGGGTGCAGGATCAGCAGCGGATGCTGCAACAGCTTCTACCGTTACACCAGTATTACCAAATGATGCATTAATATCAGTAATGAGTCAGAAGGCTTGGATTCCAGATACTATGGAATTGTTGTCTATTGATTTACCGAATCCTAGACCAGCAGTAGGTACATCTATTAGTCAGTTGGCTCTTAATACAATGAACCAGGCTGAAGGTGTTGGTGGTGAGAATATTCGTAACCTACATGATGGTATTGCAGATATGGAAAAGGGTTTAAGTGCTTATGTGACTAAAACATATCCTGCAACAAAAGATACAAAGGTATATACAGAAAATCAAAGTGAAGCATATTGGACAGGTGTACATCAGAAGGTTGTGCAAAAACCTTGGAATGGAGAAACAAGTGAACCACAGAAACAAGTACCTCTAGGACCTTTTGAAAAGGAGAGATTAGTTCCAGTGGCACCACCATGTTAGGAGATAAGATATGACAGCAGTAGTAAGAATAGGAGATAGTTTATCAACTGGTCATGGTTGTGCTAGTACAACAACTATTGAAAGTTCTAATCAATCGACTACAAATGTTTATGCAAATAGTATTTTAATTGATATAGTAGGAGCTCCCACCGTATCACATCCATTTCCACCCGACCCCCCTTGTGCTCCTCATACGTCACAATTAAATGCTGGATCACCGTCAGTGTTTATTAATAGTATTGCGGTGGGACGAATAGGTGATAGCGCTGATGCAGGTGTAATGACTACAGGCAGTCCAGATGTTTATGCAAATGGTGTTTTATAATTTTATATAAAGGAGAAGAAGATGTTAGATATGTTAAAAAAGATGTTAGGTGTGTTAATTGAAAAAGTAAAAGATAGAGATTTGAGTTTAGGTACGATACTCATTATTATTGCAGTATTGGTATGGATAATTCCAGTGAAGCTGGTATTGTCAATTTTAGGAATTTATGGTTTGATACAAATCTTCTGGAAGAAGGAAGACAAAGTAGAGGAAATACATCAACACCATCATCACCACAACAATGGTCAGAAAAAGAAAGTGACAAGGAAGAAGAATGGCTAAAAAAATATATCTCGCAACTTCTAGACAAGAACCTATAAGAAAGAGAACATCTATAGGTGATTCTATAAGGTCCCGTCCAAAGAATAAAAACAAAAAACGAAACTGGAAAAAGTATAAAGGTCAAGGTAAATAGATAAATATTACATATGTCCGCAATAGAATACACAGCGTATACAGATGCCGAATCTGTAAACAATAGTAAACGAAGTACCTTTATATACAAGGACTTAAATTTATACTTTACTCGCAATCCGGTTACGAGCGATGTATCTATAGTTACGGATGTACAAGATATTAAACGTGCCGTCCGTAATATCGTATTACTTAATCCTGGAGAAAAACCATTTCATCCAGAGATTGGTACTGGTATTAGAGGTGCATTGTTTGAGAATTTTACTCCTCCAATCTTACAAGCAATGCGAGATAGAATTGAGGCAGTGGTCAGACGTTACGAGCCGAGAGTTACAGTACAATCGGTAAGTTTTAATGATCCTGATTCTCAGGGAATGGACAATAACGAATTAAGATGTCAAATATCTTTTGTCATCAATAATGCTCCACAGATTATAGAAGAAGTGGATCTTATGCTACAGAGAGTACGATAATGGCCGCAGGAATCAATACAAAAGGTAAAATGAGTATTACCGAATTAGACTTTGACCAAATCAAGTCTAATATGAAAACATATCTTAAAGGTCAGTCACAATTTACTGATTATGACTTTGAAGGTTCGGGAATGAATATTTTATTAGATACATTAGCTTATAATACACACTACAATGCCTTCTTAGCTAATATGTTAGCGAATGAAATGTTTTTAGATACGGCACAGAAAAGAAATTCAGTTGCTTCTCATGCAAAGGCTTTAGGTTATACCCCAATATCTATTAAGGCACCTATTGCATATTTGAAAGTACAAGTTAATAATGCATCAACTGCTAATATTACTATGTCGGAAGGTTATAGTTTTAATACTTCTATTCTAGGTGTGACTTATCAGTTTGTCAATACTACTGAAAGGATTATTCAACCAGCTTCTGGAATTTATGTTTTTGGTGCAACCAGTGGTATCCCTGTGTATGAAGGTACATGGACTACAACAAGATTTACAGTTGATGTTAATAATTCCGATCAGCGATTTATTTTACCAAACGCCGGTGTAGATATTTCAACTATTAAAGTGCAAGTGCAGAATAGTGTAGCAGATACAACTACAGCAACCTATACTGCAGCAACTTCACTTGTTGATATTACAGCCTTAACTCAAGCTTATTTTATACAAGAAACGGTTGACAGTGAATGGCAAATTTATTTTGGTGATGGTGTGGTTGGTAAATCTTTGATAGATGGTAATATCGTTATACTCAAATATGTTATTACTAATGGTATAGATGCTAATGGTGCAGTATCATTTACTGCCGATGGTGGTATTTCTGGTTTTGCAGATATTACTACAACAACGATGACTGCTGCGGCCGGTGGTGCAGATGCAGAAACTTTAGATTCTATAAAGTATAATGCTCCGTTTAGTTATGCCGCACAGAATAGAACAGTAACAGCAAAAGATTATGCGGCAATTATTCCAACCATATATCCTAATGTAGAATCTATTGCTGTATGGGGTGGGGAATATAATAATCCTGCGGTGTATGGTAAAGTGTATATTAGTATTCGACCAAAGGCTGGTAATACACTAACAGAGTCAACAAAAACTTCTATTGTTTCTTCATTAGAAGATTATAATGTTGCTTCCGTCACACCTGTTATACTCGACCCAGAGACTACCAAAATCGTTCCTACGGTCAATTTCAAGTATAACAATACACTGACAGACAAGACAAAGGAAAGCCTCGCAGCGCTCGTTACAACCGCAATGATAACGTGGTCCGATGACAACCTAGAGAAACATGAAGCAATTTTTAGATACTCTAAGTTCACTACAATGATTGATGAGGTAGACCCTTCTATATTGTCCAACATTACTACGATCAAGATGAGTAAAACATTTTTACCGACACTCGCAGTAGCCACAAAGTATACAATTACTTTTGAGAATGCTCTTTACAATCCTCATAGTGGTCATGCTGCTTCTACAGCGGGTACAACGGCTGGTGGTATTTTATCTTCTACTGGTTTTAAATATACTGGTGATACAAATGTTTATTACTATGAAGATGATGGTGCTGGTTTGATAAAGGCTTATTATGTTTCTGGCACAAGTAAAGTATATAAGGCAGCTGCTGTTGGAACTATAACTTATACAACAGCAGGAACCGTTACAGGTGGAACTTTAGTATTAACTAAAGAAAATATTGCTTCTGTTGAGAACTATGATGGTGCAACACAAACTTATATTAAACTTACAGCACAACCAGATTCTAATGATCTTGTACCGGTAAGAAACCAAGTATTAGAAATTGATAGTTATAATATGTCAGTTACCGGAGAGGCTGATACAGTTGCGGCCGGTGCATCTGATGGAGGAACTCAGTACTCCACAACTAGTTCTTATAATTAAAACATGGCAACAATAACCAGTAAAGTTTCTATCCAGGTTGCTGGTCAGCAACCTGAGTTTATACAATCCGATCATCCGGACTTTCTTTCATTTCTCAAGGGTTACTATGAGTTTATGGAGTCTGCTGAGCTCAAATTAAAAACATTGGGTTCAGTTGATTCTATTTTATATGAAGAAGGGGATACTACTTATATCACATTAGAGAATGAAAATAGATATCGAGATTCTAATAATAAAATTCTAATTCAAGATACTACTACTGGTGCGTTTGTAAACGGAGAAACTATTACAGGTCAAACATCAAAGGCTACTGCGGTTATTCGCACAGAAGATATTAATGCCGGTTCTCGTCTATTCATATCATCACAGAATAAATTTATTATTGGTGAACAAATTATAGGTGCAACTTCAAATGCATCTGGTAATATTGATGGTTATACTGCAAATCCTGTAGAGAACATAATGCAGTTGTTGGATTATGCAGATGTAGATAATACAATTGATTCTTTCTTTACAGAATTTAAAGAAGCCTTTATGAGAACTATACCAGATAATTTGACAGCTGGTGTAGATAAGAGAAACCTATTAAAAAATATTAAAGACTTGTATCGTGCAAAAGGTACAAGAAAAGGTCATCAATTATTTTTTAGAATACTATTAGGCGAAGAAGCAGAAATTACATATCCTACAAAAGATATGTTACGAGTTTCTGATGGTAAGTGGTCAGACGATCAGATCATAAGATTAACACCAACAAATTCTACAATATTAATGGAAGATGCATCTGCCTCTAATGGTGACATCTTTATATTGTTAGAAGATAGTGGTCAAATACTTACGGAAGATACTGTTCCTGGTGCTGATAATCTGAGAAATCTTGTGGGGGAAACAATCACACAACGAGCAGTTGTTGATTTGAGTATTCTTGCCGGCGGTGCATATTATACGGCAGGGTATTCAGTTATTGGTGAGGCGACAGCTGTTGTTGATAATATTTTCCAATATCAGATTGCAGGTGAAACTGTTACTGAAATTATAGTGAATCCCGGAAGCCTTAGTGGTACATTTGCCCCGGGGCATGATATAAGTGCCACAGATAATGCTGACAGTAATCTTATTCTAGAAGGTAAAATAAATTCTATTATAAGTAAGGCAGACTTAACAGCAGCTACTTTCCAAAGTAGTCAATATTTTACAACCACTGATCCTGTTACGGTAAGTGCTGATACAGGTAGTGGCGGCCAGGCCTCTATTGAAACTGTTACATCAGGAACAATAGGTAATATTATTGTTGATGCGGTCGGTAGTGGTTATGTTGCTGGTGAAAAGTTTGTTACTAATAACGCTAATACAAACGGCACAAATCTTGCTGGTGAAATTGCTGTGGTTAATGGTGGGTTTGCTCCAGAGATTGGAACACTAACTGATAACTTTAGAATTACATTAGAAAGTGGAACTCCAGGACAACCAGGAGAGCTTTTATTAGAAGAATCGTATTTTGATTATGAAACTCCTACAGGTACTTTTGATATTTATGAAGTTATCACAGGACAAACTTCTGAAGCTGTAGGTAGAGTAATCAGTATAGATTTAACTACAAAAACTATTACCTACATGGCTGTATCTGGTACATTTACATTAGGTGAAAGTGTAATAGGTTCAACAAATTCTTATAAGGTTACTCTAATTACCAATACCGTAAATAACTTTGAAGCACTTGAAGATGATATCGGTATGATAGCAGCAGATAGAATTGGTTTAGAAAATCAAACCACAATAGGAGATACTTATACTGGTAGTGCTATAGTCCAAGAAAGTGGAACAGGTGTGGGTGATATTACTGATGTTAGAGTTACAGCCACAGGTTATGGTTATACATCATTACCGACACTGACAATTACAACAGCTTCTGGTGTCGGCGGTACGATAAAAGCTAAAGGTATAGGTATTGGTGAAATTAGTGGTATCAATATTCTCAATCAAGGGGCACACTATACAGATTTACCTTCATTAAAATTTAATACAACTTCTCATTTCTTATGTACTGAGATTGGTGGCTCATTTACATTAAATGAAACGGTTACAGGACAAACATCTGCTGCAACCGCACGCTTTAAATCTCAGGTAGATACATTAGGTATTTTGAGAATGGATCAATTAAGTCTGACTCCATTTATATCTGGTGAAATATTAGTTGGTGGTGCTTCTGGTAAGACCACAATACTAAACTCGTATAAGAAGACTGTAATCCCGGGAGCGATAGGTACTCTTGTTGATACCACCGGTAAGTATATTGGTCAGGATGGTTTCTTGGATGAAATCACAAAGAAGATTCAGGATAGTTATTATTATCAAGATTATTCGTATGTTGTAAAAACTGGATCCTCTATTGTTGATTGGAGAGATGATTTACTTGCTTCTGTGCATCCGGCCGGTTGGGCTGTATTTGGTCAGGTAGATATTGCTTCACTACTACAACAATTAGCAAACATTACATCCGTAACTTCATTGGGTGGTGCTTACAAACTCATCTTTACTGCTTTACTTGGTATGCGTTTGGGTACTATAGATCAAGTGCCTATTAACCCAACACCGATGGATGAGGCTATAGAACCCAAAGACGGTACAGGGAAGGTTTATAATCCTGCGCTCAAACTTTATCCAGGCACAGCATTTACTGTATACGAAACAATTACAGGTGGAACATCTGGTGCAACAGGTAAGGTAGTTTCTGAAGATGTTGAAGATGATGGAAGTCGTGTAATGACTTATGCACCTACATCTGGAATATTCCAAGCCGCAGAAATAATTACTGGTTCCGGTTCTAGCGTAACAGCTACAATATATGCTGTCTGGGGATTGAGGGGTGTTAGAGATCGTACATTGCATCACAGAATGCATATTGAATGGCAGTTTGGTGGTGAAGGATATACTTATCAAGGAATGCCTGATTATGGTGCTCTTAATTCCTTTAAGTTTATGGAAAGTGAAGTATTATCGGCAGCATCTGTATTAACATTTAGAAGTCATAGTGTATATGTTTCGCAAATACCTTTTAGTACATTAAGTGCTACTATTAATAATTCTGTTACTACTATAGGTGTAACACTTGCAACTAATTACCCAGCGGTCGGTACGATTCAGATTGGTAGTGAGTTAATTGATTATACAGGGAAGGCCGGAAATAGTTTTACTGGCTGCACAAGAGGCGCACATTCTACAACAGCTGCATCACATACATCTGGTGTAATGTTGAACGCCGTAAGGTGGGCAATGAATCAAGACGGTGTATCAGGATTCAGACTATCAGATTGGGCAACCGATTACAAAGGAACACCCTTAACCATTGGGGATATAACAACATATCCCGAAAGAAAAAACAATATAAGTCCTCCAACCGAGGTTACTCTATATAAGACTTAACGGATCGTTATAAATAATAGAGATATTAAAATTTAGGAAATAATCCCATGGCAGCAATCGTCACAAATAAATTTAGAATCAATAACTCATTACAATTCTATGAGTCATTTTCTGAGGCCTCACCGACAACATACTATTTGTTTGTAGGTAGACCCCAAGCATTTTCGTCAAGTTCAGGAGGTGGAACAGATAGTGTTCCTCCAACACCATTAGATAATGTCGTAGATGAATATATGTACTATCGGGACATGATTGCTGCAAAGAAAGTTGCTGTTAGTGATGTTTCTTATGCAGTACCAAGACATGATTGGACAACAGGTACGATTTATGATTTTTATCGTGGTGATTATGGTGCCACAGTAAATGCTGCTGTAGTTCAGACTGTTGCTGGTATTACAGATCCTTTTGCAACAACATCAAAAATGTTTGTAAAAAGTTCGGCGGGTAATGTATATAAATGTATGTGGAATGCTAGTGGGGCTGTATCTACTGTAGAACCTACTGGTACTAGTACATCAGAGTTTACCACTGGTGACAGTTATGTGTGGAAATTTATATACACACTAACCACCACAGAACTTACTAGTTTCCTAACTACAGATTTTCAAGCGGTGCATACAGACACAACAGTTTCAGCTGCTGCCGTTGATGGTGCTGTCACTCGATATATTATTGCTAACGGTGGTGCTGGTTACACAAGCAACCCATATTCCGGACAGACATTGCGTGGTGATGGTTCTGGTGCAACATTTGATGTAGTTGTTTCTGGTGGAGTTGTTACATCAGTCACTTCAGTCGCTGTCGGAACAGGTTATACATTTGCAGATTGTAACATAGATAATATTGCTGGTATTGGTACTCCAGGCACAAGTGCTATTATCGTTCCTGTTATCGGACCCAAAGGTGGTCATGGATACAACGCAATGGAAGAACTTGGTGGTTTTTATGTAATGACTAATACTACTATTGCTGGTACTGCCGGTTCTGGTGACTTTGTTGTTGACCAAGATTTTCGTCGTATTGGTGTTGTAAGAAATCCATTTGATTACGGTACAACGACAATTTGTACAGCAAGTACGAGACAGGCACTCAAGAATGTTACCTTTAGTGGAACACCAGGCGTCTTTACTAATGATGAAGTTATTTCTGGCGGTACATCTGGTGCGAAAGGTATAGTTGTTGATTTTGATGCAACTACAAAAATAGTCAAGTATATTCAAACTGAATGGACGGGTGTTAAGACTACTGCCGGAGCAACACAACAAGATTTGGTTGCGTTTGCAGTAGGGGAGATTATTACAGGTGCAGATTCGGGCTCAACAGGTACAGTTTCTACAGTAAATAATCCAGAAATAGATTACTATTCTGGTGATTCAATTTACATAGAAAATAGATCACCGATTACTCGAGCTAGTGATCAAACAGAAAATATTAAGTTAATCATAGAGTTCTAAAATATGCCAGCAAAAACAGATTTTGATGTATCTCCCTATTGGGATGATTTTAAACAGAGTAATGATTTTTATAGGGTTCTTTTTAGACCAGGATTTGCAGTTCAGGCAAGAGAACTAACAACACTTCAAACAATACTCCAAAACCAGATTGAACAATTTGGTAATCATGTATTTAAAGAAGGTTCTATTGTTATTCCTGGTAGTGTTGGATATGATAGTAGTTACTATGCCTTAAAAGTACAAGCCAGTTATTTGTCCGGAACGGTTAGTGCTTATTTAAGTCAATATGTCGGTGCTACTATTACAGGTGTTACTTCTGGCGTTACGGCTAGGGTGGTAAATTATTCTGTGGCAGATAGTGTAACAGGAGATCCTGATACTCTGTTCATTAAGTATATGACTACCTCTACGGCAGATAATTCAACTGTAGTGTTTAGTGCTGGTGAAAACATTTCAGCTGATAAGATCATTTCATCTTATGCAGTAAATATCGCATCTGCAACAGCAGCTGCTTCTGCAGCAACCGCCACAGGTTCAGCGGTTACTGTTCAGGCTGGTATTTACTATGTTCGTGGATTTATGGTACAGAATTCAGAACAAACAATTATTTTAGACAAATATACTAACACACCATCATATCGTGTTGGTTGGGCAGTAACAGAGACATTAGTTACTCCAGAGATGGATAGTTCTCTATTAGATAATGCACAAGGTTCATCTAACTATGCAGCAAAGGGTGCCCATAGATTTCAGATGACTTTAGCATTAGCTAAGAAAAGTTTAACCACAACCGATGATTCAAATTTTGTAGAGTTGGCTAGACTTAATGGTGGTACAATTGAGAGTAGAATTAAGTATACTGAATATAGTATTATTGCAGATATGCTTGCTCGTCGTACAGATGATGAGTCTGGCGATTATATTGTAAAACATTTTGATATAGATCCTAGAGAAAATTTGGACGATGGCACAAATCGAGGTGTCTATACAGCTGCGGCCGGTGGTGATGAGACTAAGGATGTTCTAATCATTTCGCCAGGTAAGGCATATGTTGATGGTTATGAATTAGATTTACAAGCGGCAACCTATATTAATATAGATAAGGCCAGAACAACTAAAAATGTACAGAATGATGCTGTTCCTGCTGATTTGGGTAACTATGCTCAGGTAGCAAATGTTTATGGTCAACCAGACATTACTGAGGTTGGTTCTACGATAGATGCATTTAAGTTTGTAAAACTTTATGACCAACAGACAGCAGCAAGAGGTACGGCTGCTGGTTCTAACATTGGTTATGCACGATCTAGGTCATTTGAATATAACAGTGGAACAATAGGAACATATACTGGTTCTACTAAAGCAATATACCATCATTATCTGTTTGACGTTTCGATGTTCAATACGATTGATGTGAACGGGGCCCATACTCTTACTGCTAATGCTGTCATTACTGGTGCTAGTAGTGGTGCAACTGGTGTTGTCGTAGCGGCAGTTAGTGCCGTTGCTCAATTCCAATTGATGCAACAGGTAGGACAATTTATTGTCGGTGAAGCAGTTACTTCTAGTGTATCTACAGATACAATTCCTGGTAGTAGTGCTATTTTAGCAACAACTAACTCCACAGCAAATCAAAAGACATTTGCTAGAGATGTTAAACAAATATTTTCTGATAATACTGGATTAGATTATACTGCTGACATGAATTTGTCAGAATCTACAACATTAAGTGGTACTGTCACTTGGGCTTCAGGAACAACTCTTAATGGACTTAATACTACATTTAATGCTGACTTGGTTGCTGGTGATATTATTTCATTACCTACTGGAGTTGGTGGTATCCAAGAAGAACGTAGAGTTACATTAGTTACTAATGATACAACTCTTACAATAAGTGCGGTGTTTAGTAATGCTGTTACTTCTGTTAATGTCGCAAGGCTCAGATGTAAGATTACTCAAGAAGAAGAAACTGTACTACTTTATAAATTGCCTAAAGATAATGTTAAGACTCTATTAGATAGTGGTGGTAATACCGATACAACATACTCATATCGCAAACAGTTTACAGGCACAACTAACGCATCTAGTGTAGTTACCTTTACACTGTCTGCCGGTCATACTTGGGCTGCACCAACTGTGGCTAGAAACTATGCAATGGTGGTGACTACTGCTGGTACAGGTACTGCGATTGTTGGTCAGATTGTTAGTATAACAGGAACAGGAAGTACAGTAGGTCAAACATTAACAGTTACAGATGTTACTGTTCTTGGTGCTAATGCTGTTGTTGAGTTGATGGGAACTGCTGTATATGCAACATCTACCCAACGATCTAAAACAGCGAATAAGATGACCTCTAAACAAATCCAGTCCACTACAGCGGTTGGTACTTATACATTAGTATATGGTGAAAGAATAGATGATCTTGAAATTTCACTTTCATATGCAGACGTTTATAAATTTCACGCTGTGTATGAATCTGCTGGTTCTACTGTTGATGCTGTTACGCCAACATTAACACTATCAAACAATACAGGGACACTTACTGTAGGTGAAATTGTTACAGGTAGTGCTTCTGGTGCAACAGGTCGTGTAATTTCAACTTCAGGTTCTCCTGTTATTGCTAAGTATGTAAAGATTGCTGGAACATTTACAACATTGGATACTATTACTGGTGGAACGTCCGGTGTAACTGCGGGAATTAGTTCTCTAACAACCGGTGATCAAAATATTACTTCAAATTTCTTACTTGATACAGGCCAAAGAGATTCGTTTTATGATGTTGGTCGTATTGCAAGAAAACCAAATGTACAAAGTCCTACAGGAAGATTGTTAATTATCTATGATTATTTCTCTCATGGTACAGGAGATTATTTCTCAGTAGATTCATATACGGGTCAGGTAGATTATAAAGATATTCCAAAATATACAGCATCAAGAGTTGATCCTGATTCTAGAGCACCTATTGGTGAGTATGAATTGCGGGATGTTATTGATTTTAGACCCAGAGTAAAAAATCAGATACAAAATGCTGCATTAATTACAGGTAAAAATCCATTTTCGTTTGTAAATAAGAATTTTGAAGACACTGGTTCTGTAAATGGTAATTTGGTTGCACCAGATGATAATGTTACTATGGATTTTGATTTTTATTTAGCTCGAAAAGATTTACTATATCTCAATCGTAGTGGTGATTGGACTACAGTTAAAGGTGTGCCTGCTGAAGCTCCGACATGGCCTGCTGCTGATAATATTGGTATGTTGGTTTGTAGATTAGGAATCTCTGCTTACACTTTTGAACCTGATAAGATAGATGTAGCCTATTTAAATAATAAAGGCTATACTATGAAGGATATTGGTAAGCTAGAAACTAGAATTGGAAAACTAGAGTATACAACTACATTAGGGATGCTTGAAAGAGAAACAGATTCATATATGATTCTGGATGGTGACGGTCTTAATAGATTTAAATCTGGTTTTATTGTTGATAATTTTTATGGACATAATGTGGGTAATGTTTCTCATCCTGATTATCATTGTTCTGTAGATCCTGGGGTTGGTGTGTTACGTCCTGTTGGAATTCAAACTGGCGTTAATCTCGTAGAAGAAAATACCACAGATGCCGAAAGAGCATCCGATGGCTATACAAAGACAGGCGACCTTATCATGTTGCCTTATACAGAAACTGATCAAGTGGTTCAACCTTATGCTAGTCGTGTAGAAAGTGTTAATCCGTATAGTGTAACAGAATGGATTGGTGATCTAGTACTACAACCAGAAACAGATGTGTGGATGGATGATGACCGTATTCCTGCTATCACTATTAACGTAGAAGGAAACTATGAGCAGTTACTCCGTGAACAGACAGAGGCTGGAACATTAGGTACAATTTGGAATTCATGGAACACTACATGGACTGGGAATACTTCAACAACTGTTAATACTACTTTTGAACACGCCGGTATACTTTGGGATCCTAATAGAGGCACAACTACAACCACAACAGATATAAGACAACAACGAACTGGGATGAATACTCGGCTAGTAGAACGTATTGATAATATTTCTGCTGGAGATCGTGTAACGAATATAGAAATTGTTCCTTGGATGCGAGCAAGAGATGTAAACTTTACAGTAACTGGTATGAAACCTAATACAAGAGTTTATCCTTTCTTTGATGGTACTGATGTTGGTGTTGATGTTAAACCAACATTAACAAGTTCTACCTCAACAACATTGTCTGTGGCTCTAGCAAAAGCTGATGCTACTACAATAACAGCTGCATCTACGACAGGATTTCCAAGTTCAGGAATTTTAGCTCTTGGTGATATAAATGAAGTTGATCCTTTTGGTATAGGATTTATTAAACAAGAACAAGTTACATATACGGGTAAAACAGGTACTACATTTACGGGTCTGACTCGTAATACAGGTAATCAATATGAAGAGCCTCAAAACTGGAATACAACTACTCCTATTGATGATGCTACATATGGAAACCCACTAATTACTAATGATGTTGGAACTCTTTATGGTAGATTTAAAATACCCAACACAGACACTAAGCGATTTAGAATTGGCCGAAGAACTTTCCGATTAACTGATAGTTCATCTAATAGTCAGATTGTAGGACAAGTTAATACTTCCGCAGAAAAAGAATACATGGCTCTTGGTCACAAACAGACTAAACAAGAACTTATAATGGCCACAAGAAATGCGGCAATAACAAGAGTACCATTATCCGCCACTAGACAAACTACTGTAACATCAACACGCAGTGGTGGTGGTGGTTGGTATGATCCATTAGCACAAACTATTATGTGCGATAAAGACGGTGGTATGTTTATTACTAGTGTTGATATTTTCTTTTCAGAGAAAGATGCTACTTTACCGGTTTGGGTTGAGGTTCGTTCAGTAATGAATGGATATCCGTCGCAAGAGATTTTACCCTTTTCGGTGAAATCATTGCAACCAGCAGATGTTAGTGTTAATCCTACAGATGGTACAACAGCAACAAAGTTTACATTTGATAGTCCTGTTTACTTGCGAGAAAATTTAGAGTATGCTATTGTTGTTGCATCTGATAGTCCAGATTATAAGATTTGGATATCTCGATTGGGTGAAATAGATGTTGGTGGCACCAGAGCGATTTCTACACAACCAACATTAGGTTCGTTGTTTAAATCTCAGAATGCATCTACATGGACTGCATCTCAGTTTGAAGATATGAAATTCACTTTGAGGCGGGCAAAATTTACAACTAGTACGTCTGGTGAGTTTACTGTAGTTAATGAAGCATTTACAGAAGAAGTTATAAATGCTGGTGGTGGTAATGGTCTTATACCCAAATTGGCTAATAACCCAATAGAAGCTGTAAATGGACAATTAAAAGTAAAGGTTAATTTTGTTAATCATGGTAATCATGATACGGATAGTAATGTAGAAATAAAGGGCGCTATTTCTGATATAGGTAATACTGCACTTAATGGCGCTATTTCTAATGCCGCCACAACTATTACTTGTGATGATGTTACTAATTTTCCGGGCGCACCTGGCGGTACAGTAAGGATTGATGACGAACTTATTACATATACGGCCAAAGGTGGAACTACACAATTAACTGGTTGCGTAAGAGGCACCGCTAATGGTGATGGTACGAATACAACAGCTGCCACGCATGACGATGATAGTATAGTATTTTTATATATGTTGGGTGGTGTTCCTTTGATTGAAATTAATAAGATACATACTGCTGTTTCTGATGTTGAGTTGGATAGTTTTACTGTCGCAACAACAACTGCTGCAACTACTAAAGTTACAGCTGGTGGTACTAATATTTTCGCAACAAAGAATGTCTCTTATGATGTTATACAACCTATTATTCAGACAATGGAATTACCGTACACTGCAATTACAGCTAAACTACAATCTACAACAGGTTCTACTGTGGGTTCAACGCAGAATGCTTATCAGAGATTAAGTACAACTACTGCTATCAGTTTGCCGTTGAATGAAGATTACTATTATGATGCACCGCAAATTGTTTGTTCTCCAATTAATGAGACAAATGAATTGGCGGGTAATAAATCTTTTAGATTATCTTCAACACTAACAACAACTAAAGATAATGTGAGTCCTGTTATAGACACCCAAAGGATGTTAGGTATTTGTGTATCTAGTCGTGTTAATGATATTGATAGCATTACAGATGTGAATACAACATTCACAAACTATAAGGCTATGACCGAATCTACTGGTGATAATAATAGGGCAATTTATATTACCAAGAAAATTACACTTCAGAGTGCTGCAACCGCATTGAAAGTATATATAGATGCAGTTCAGATGTCTCAAGCAGATATTCAAGTTTTATATAAATTGCAACGTATTGATACGGCCGAACCCTTTGAAGATTTAGGTTGGGTAAAGTTTACAGGCTCAGGAGGAACCGCTGATGGTAGACCTGATCCTGCGGTGGCCACATCAAAGTCAAGACAAGATTTTAAAGAATATCAATATCTGGCCGGTAAGGCGGTGGATGGAACAGGAACTGCTCTAGATGAATTTAATGCCTTTGCTATTAAGATTGTAATGCAGGGTAAGAATAGTTCACTA